CATTAAGATGACCTAGAAACTTATCTAGTTCTATGTCTAGGAGTTCATTGTGTCTCTCAATCATTAGCTCATCTGCATCTGTAGCCATTTGCTCTACCCAGTAATTTGCTGCCATAGCTAGGGCATCTAAACGGTCATCATGGGCTAATGCACCACGATCTTTAGTTATCCTAGTCATCTGGTAGAACAGTGAGTATCTTTGAGCTATGTCATTGGGATACTTCTGTATAGAGTCATAATCTTTCTGTATGACTTCCTTATCGAACACTAGCCTATGCTGGTTCATTACAGGCTCAAGAGTGTCAATGATTCTTAGCTCTTTCTGTTTGCTGTGTCGGACTTCTTCTAAGGTCACAGGGTACGCTTTAGCAAAGTAAGGTTTGATAAGTTCACTGAACATACCGTCACCGAAGTTACTTTCTACTAGCACGTAGTTCACCTTGTTCTTCTTAGCTATAGCTACTAAAGACTCTAAGGTCTGCCCTGAGTATCCACCATCTACACCGCCTACGTCTGGGCAGTATAAGAAGCCATTAAGCATCTTAAGGACACAATAAGAAGTCTCATCACTACCACGTCCACTGGGGTCAATCGCCATGACTGAGCCTGAGTAATCTACCCAATCCCCAGTAAGCTTAAATGGCTCGTAGAAGCGATCTCCACGCATCCCTAAGTTGGGTATATCCTTGACTTCAAGGTGGCTTAGAGTGCCGTGTATTGGCTTCTCAGGAGCCTTAGATACGTCTACTGACATTACTATGAGGTCTTTGAGTTTAAGTGGGTGTCTGTCTGCATCTGACAAGCTTGTGTCTAGCTGGAATTGGAGTGCATACCCTGAGCGTCCATAAGATAACTCACGTTCTAGTAAGTCTTCCTCATCGAATCTCATGGGGTCTGTAGGTTGCCATTCCATGTCAGGGTTAGCTTCAAGTTCTAACATAAGGCTAGGGGCTATACGATCACCGTACCTATTCACTTGGTCTGCTTTAGGATAACGGGAGGGCCATATACGAGTTACGTATCCTTTGTCCTGTAGGGCATCGTATAGAGACTCTTCTGTCTGAGGTGTCCCTAGGTAGATGATCTTTGAGGTGTCTAAAGGTTTAAGTACAGCATCAAACTCAGTTACAAGAGTCGTTAGCTTCTCTCGCATCTGCTGTGTCTGAGAGTTGTTAGGAACTTCAATATCATCTGCGATAATAAGGTCAGCACGTGAGCCTGTAAGCTGTCCTGTAATACCCACCGACTTAACACTAGGACTATGTGAGGCCATGCAGCCATTTACGTTAAAGGCTATTCTACTCCACAGTTGGTCTTTGTCAGGGATAAGGTGAGACAGTAATGGCATTTCCATAATGAGTCTTTGGGTAAACATAGAGAACGCATCTGCACGTTCTTTACTTGCGGATACCACCATGATCTTTAGGTCAGGAGAAAGCATTAAACGCCACACCACATAAGCACTCGTTATGTAGGACTTACCTACACCTCGAAAGGCTTGGATGATGGAACGCTTAGGGCTAGTCTGAAGGTAGTCTGCTAGGTCGTACTGAACCTTAGTTGGTTCGGGTAATGTTAGTTGTTTCCATACAAGAAATAAGAAGTTTCTAAAGTCGTGTAAGGGGTGTTTATCTGTCTCCATAATTACCTCCTAGCTCCATTTTGATCTATCGGCCCAGTAAGCCGCACTTGTCTTACCCTTGGCGATATTTAAACCATGTCGTGCTTTAAATGACTTACGTTTAGCTTTCATCTTGTCTGACTCACCAGCTTTAGGCGCACCTGCTGTACTAGCACCTTTTTCCCCAAACCGAATCATGCGGTCTTTGCCTTTATCTTTGATGATAACGACATGGGACTTTGTACCTTTGGCACTAGCTTTTGGCTTGTTGTAGCCTGAGAAGGTTTCACCTCTGTACTTAATAGCCATAACTAATCTCCTGCCTAGTGCGCTAAAGCGTCTAAAATACCTTCACTGTTAAAAGGCAATGAATTGAGTAGACCATCAAGGGGAGAACCTTGAACTGGCATAGCGTCAATGTTGTTGTCTTTGAGAAACTTAATAGCATTGCTTATGTCTGCTGGTTTGGCCTCACCTGACCTCACACGATCTAATAGCTCTTGGGCCACTGCGGTGTGTAAGGTAGCTAAGGTTTGTTCTAAACTAATATCCATTTTTACCTTTCCTCCACCCTCGATTTTTAGTCTTCGATTGGATTGATAAGTTACTAGGTGAGTTGTTAGTGGGGTTACGGTCTTTATGATCTACGTCTTTACCGTCACCTTTCTTGGCAACACCTTTCTTAATTAATAATGACCTAGCCTTGTTTCGACCAGACCTGTTCTTTCTTTGCTCTGGTTTAGAGTGGTACGAATCGTATTCATGCCTGTAGTTTCTAGGCTTCATTTAGTGAGTCCTTTAGATTTCTCAAAGCTTCTTAAGCCGCCTAAACCTAATAGGGACATAACAAGGGTTGTGAGTTCTGCGGAAGCTATAGAGGGGAGTTCTGCGGGAAGTGCAAAGTAAGCGTTGATGAGCCCTGCAAACGGAAGTATAAGAAACTGATACGCTAGTCCAATAGCGCAAACCCAACCGATAGCGGGTCGCCAACCAGCCACCCACACAGAAGCGTGTTTGGCAGATTCTATATTCGCCATTGCTTGCAAGTTGTGGGGTTTTTGGAGTTGTTCAGTTAACTTTAATCGAGCGTTAGCTCTTTCTTCGTCTGAAGTAAACAGATCATCTAAGCCGTCCATGACACTCCCCGCAATCCCAGCTAGGGGATTCAGAGAGGACATAATGGTTTATTCCTTGTTAGTTAAGTACCTAACCATTTAGTTAGGAAAGTAGTTCCGACACCACCTAAACTTAGGGACAACAGCATAGCACCAGCAAGGAAACCCTTACCTTTAACTAACTGCTTCTCTAAGTTATTTACCCTTTGGGATAGAATTGTGGATGTTGTATTGAGTGATTCGACTTGTTTAGTTAGGTTCTCTACAAGAGTTACTAAACGACCTGCATCATAATCTGACATTTGAGACATTGCGTTAGTAACCTTTGTAATAGACAGCAACACCAAACAAAAGACCCAAAGCAAGCAACATAACAATACCTACGTTTATCGCTAACTCTACGTCTTTCTGAATCTTTGCGTTTCTTTTAATACGTTGGTTGATTTTATCTTGCTCCTTTTCTTTTCGCTCTCTGTGCCATTCAGCCTCGAATTTTACAAAGTCACTCCACCCATTTAATCGACTTTTCTTTAGGTGGAACTCCAGCTCACTTCTCTGGCGATTCAAAGTCTCGTTGTAGTTAAAGGCTTCTAGTGGAGTTCCCCTGCTGTTAGAATCTCCAGCTTTCTCTTTTACTTTTTGAGTTGCACTTAGGTATTCATTAACTTGTGAACCCATCTCGTAGAATTGCTTGCCGTTCTTCAAAGCGGTCGATAGTGTCTTCCAGATTGCGTTGGCAATTGCGATTTCCGCTAGCATAGCCATAGCCTCCTTGAGTATTCTTGGGTTTCGTAAGGTTCCTTTGATGGTTGTACTACTAGATATTCGATTGGTCTTCGGGCTATTTGAGACACCGTTGGCTCTATGAGTAGAGCCTTCCCCTCTGGGAGAAGGGAAGTGCTTTGGTGAACTAAGGGAAGCCCTGTCGGGCTAGACCACACTTATTTTTTAACTGGCTTATTCTTTGGTGGACGGCCTTTGGTAGTACCGTATGTTCCTTTACCTTTTGGCATATCTTTTATCCTTTCTTTATAGTTAAAGCTGCTGATTTAAAATTATTAGAAGTTGGCGCACCTTGCGACCCTACTTTTCTCATAGTTTCTTTAGAGCCATTTTTAATACGTTTACGTTTAGCGTGGATGTTTGAATACAATCCCATAAAGTCTCCTATGGCGCTGTGGGCCATGTGATTGTAGTAGGGAAGTTTTCTTGTGCTGGTACTGCCCTCAAGTCAGATCGGTATGTCGTCATTTCAGAAGTCATAACCACATCAGACAAAGCGTAGAAGTCGGTAGCTGCTAAAAGACCATCACGCTTCTCACGGGCTGTTGCTGCCACTTTAGCTAACTCACTAGCTGTGTATGCTGCCTCATGCTCTGCTTTGGTAGTTGTTACACCATCATCGTCTGTCGTGTCTGAGAACTTGTCTACGACTGCCCAACCTTCTACCCAGTTGTTTAAATCATCTTGCACTGGAGCGATAGAGTTAACCTGCTGTAGTGCTGTACAGCTAGGCTGTGGTGCTGCTAGTACAGGGTCGATGTTGAGGTGAGTGCAAACGTCTGCGTCCCACACTCGTGGAAATGAAGTGTTTGCGTTAGCTCGGCGAATCTCGCCTTGAGTGCTTACGGCTGCTGTTGTTTTATTTCTGTAATTCATAGTTGATTGTTCCTATGCGATTGCGTAAAAGATAAAGGTATTTCCTGAAT